CGTGTCCAGTTCCTTCCGGACCCTGGGAGCTACCGGGACTACAAGGTGCTGATCGACGGCCAGGCGAGGGATCCCTCGAACCTGCTCCACTTCGTGTACAACCCGGATGAGACTTTCCTGTGGAGGGGCTGCGGCGTTACAGCGGCGCTGAAGGACATCGTGACGAACCTCCGGCAGGCTACGCGGACCGAGAAGGCATTTATGGCGAGCGAGTACAAGCCCAGCATCATCGTCAAAGTTGATGCACTTGTGGATGAGTTCTCCAGTCCTGAGGGCCGGCAGAAGCTGATCGACAGCTATGTCAAACCCTCGACGCCCGGAGAGCCGTGGATCATCCCGGCGGAGCAGTTCAGCGTGGAACAGGTCAAGCCTCTGACGCTGAGTGATCTGGCCATCTCCGACACGGTGCAGCTGGATAAGCGGACGGTCGCGGCGCTCTTCGGAGTCCCGCCCTATGTGGTAGGCGTCGGCGAGTATAAGCGCGACGAATACAATGCCTTCATTCAGGGGAAGATCATGACGCTGGCCAAGGCGATCAGCCAGGAGCTGACGAAGAAGCTGCTGATCAATCCCGCTTGGTACTGGCGTCTGAATGTCTGGAGCCTCATCGACTACGATCTCCAGACGACCAGCAACGTGCTTCTTGCCGGCGCGGATCGCGGCTTCGTCTGCGGCGACGAGTGGAGAGACCGCCTGCACCTTGCTCCGGCAGGACTGAAGGAGTTCAAGGTCCTGGAGAATTACATTCCATATGATCTGAGCGGGAACCAGAAGAAGCTGGTCCCGGGTGACTCATGACCGCGCTGCTCTGTCCGCTTGCATACCGGGCGGACACATTCGGCGGGAAGATCTACTGCAAAAGGTCGGGCATCGTCTGCGCGCATCAGTTCTGGTGCGACATGTCATGCGAATACAAACACCATCCGGAGGCGGCAACGTGTCCGGGAAAGGAGGACGATGATGGACAGGAAACAGAAAACGGTGACTAAGGCATAGGACCTTTATCACGGCGCAGATCGGGTTGCAAACCGACGAGGGAGCAGTTGACCGCGGCTCCCCTCTGCGTCTCATATAACACAGCGGTCAAAGAAAGGCGGTCAAAATGGTAAAAGTAACAAAAGATTTAACAGGTAAACGATTTGGACAGCTGACGGTACTGCAACAGGATACCGCCGCGGAAAGCAGGTATTCCTACTGGATTTGCAGATGCGACTGCGGAAACACGAAGAGCATCCGAGGGTCGTCTCTGACGAGCGGAAAGCAGATCAGCTGCGGATGCATTCAGCATGAGCGGCTTAATCTTGGGAGGATAGCAGTTACCAAACACGGCGGCACGAGGACTCGGTTGTACAGAATATACCGGGGAATCATTGACAGAACCGAGTACCCAAGTTCTCGAGAGTATAAACGATACGGAGCAAGAGGAATCAAAATGTGCGCTGAGTGGCGCTCCGATTTTTCTCTTTTTCGTGACTGGGCTCTATCGCACGGGTATCAAGACAATCTGTCGATTGATCGAATCGACAACGACTGCGGTTATGAGCCAAGTAACTGCAGGTGGGCGAATAGCGTAGAACAAGCACAAAACCGCAGGCCCAGAAAGAAAATCACGATCAAAACGGAGGGACAATCATGAGAGACGAAAGACAGACCCGGAGCATCCCGGTTGATTACAAGATGCGATCAGAAGATGGCGATCCCGTTATTGAGGGATATTTCGCAGTCTATAACTCAGTGTATGAAATAGCGCCCGGTATGAGCGAATCAATCGCTCCGGGCGCTTTTCAGAATAGCCTCAGTGGCGATATACGGATGCTAATCAACCATGACACAGCGATGGTCGTAGGGAGAACTACGGCACACACACTGGAACTTCGCGACGATTCACACGGCCTGTGGGCAAGCGCGGCTGTCAATCCGAAAGACAGCGCCGCTATGGATGCACATGCTCGTGTGGAGCGCGGAGACGTGTCGCAGGCTTCCATCGGCTTCGAGATCATCAAAGAGGATACCGAAATCCGCGATGATGGATCTATTCATTGGACGATTAGAGACGCTGTATTGCACGAGGTATCAATATGTACGTTTCCAGCGTACAAGGAAACCAACATCTCCGCCAGAACTGCCCAGCGCGATGAGCTTCAGAAGCGCGAGCTGCAGGCATGGCGAGAGAAGACAAAAAGGAGGCTTAAAAATGGCACTGAAAGCCCTGATGATCCGGAAGCGTCTGAATGACGCCCGGAAGTCCCTCGACGCACTGAGGGCGAAGGACGCGGAGTTTGAGACCCGCGAGGCCGAGCTCACCAAGGCTATCGACGAGGCGGAGACCGAGGAAGAGCGGTCCGCCGTCGAGGCTGAGATCGACCAGTACGAGGCCGACAAGGCCGCACACACCGAAGAGGCCGCTGGCCTCGAGAGAACGATCAGCGATCTGGAAGGTCAGCTGACTGAAGTTGAGAAAGAGCAGGATACGACTCCCGCTCCCGCGCCGGCAGCCCCGGCAGAAAGGAAAGGTAACACAAACATGATCCGTCGTGATTTCTTCGGCATGAGCGTAGCCGAGCGTGAAGCATTCGTCGCAAGAGAAGATGTGCAGAGCTTCCTGACCGAGGTTCGCACCTGCATCAGAGAGCAGCGCGCCATTACCAACGCTGGCCTGCTGATCCCTAGGGTTCTCCTGGGCCTGCTCCGTGAGAACATCGCAGAGTTCTCCAAGCTGTATAAGCATGCCAACGTTCGCCCGGTCCCCGGCACTGGCCGCATGGTCATTGAGGGAGCGATCCCGGAGGCAGTGTGGACTGAGATGTGCGCGAACCTCAACGAGCTCAATCTGTCCTTCGGCCAGGTCGAGGTTGACGGCTACAAGGTCGGCGGCTACTTCCGGATCTGCAACGCGACCCTGGAAGACAGCGACGTCGATCTGACCGCTGAGCTCCTGACCGTCCTTGGCCAGGCTATCGGCTTCGCGCTCGACAAGGCGATCCTTTTCGGCACCGGTACCAAGATGCCCGTCGGTATCCTGACCGCCCTCAAGGCTGTCACCGACACGCCAAACATCGTCACTCACGCGGCCTCCGTCGTGGACAAGGCCCTGATGAAGGCACTCATCAAGGACTCCGGTCTCACTTCCAGCAAGTACAGCCGTGGCGAGAAGGTGTGGGTCATGAACGAGAAGACTCACAGCGAGGTTATGGCCAACAGCCTCGAGGTCAACTCCGCAGGTGCTCTGGTCGCCGGTGTGAACGGCACGATGCCCGTGGTCGGCGGTGCGGTTGAGGTTCTCAACTTCATCCCGGACAACATCATCATCACCGGCTATATGGACCTGTACCTCCTGGCTGAGCGTGCCGGGACCGAGCTCAGCACCAGTGAGCACGCGTTCTGGGTCGCGGATCAGACCGGCTTCAAGGGCACTGCCCGCTATGATGGCAAGGTCCTCGACGCGAATGCGTTCGCTGCGATCGGTATCAATGGCGCGAACCCTGCGACCGCGACCGTGACCTTCGCGTCTGACACGGCCAACGCCTGAGAGGAGTGATCTGAATGTCTGAGCTGCTGAGCATGTTGAAGATCGATCTCGGCATCACGACAGAAGCATACGACGAGCGGCTCGGACAGTATCTCACCGCCGCAAAAAAGCAGATCGAGAGGGAGGGCGTCACGGCGCTCGACCTCTCCTCTGCTGAGGACCAGCAGCTGCTTGTCATGTATGCCGCGTGGATGTGGCGCAGGCGTGATTCCATGGAGGGCATGCCCCGCATGATCCGCTACGCGCTCAATAACCGGGTTTTCTCGGCGAAGATTCAGGGAGAATGATAGATGGATGCAGTGATCACTCTTGTCGGGACAACTAAATACAAGAACTCGTATGGGGTGATCATCGAAGCGCCGACGACGCGGGACGTGTTCGCGATCAAACGCGACATTACCCGCGCGGAGTACTTCGGAGCCGGTCGCAACGGCCTCAATCCGGAATTCATGGTCACCGTCTTCCATGGTGACTACAACGGCGAACGAACTGCCCAGTACAACGGACAGCAATATTCCATCTACCGGTCCTTCCGTCCGGAGGGCAGTGACTATGTCGAGCTGTACCTGGAGCGGCGAGGCGGCACGAATCTCGCTGACCAGGCGGCCCGAGAGGAGCTGGTCAACGAGGACATGTACGCGATCACCGATGAGGAAGGGACCGTCCTGGATGTAGGGAGGGCTTCCGATGGCTAAGAAGGTAGGAGCAGAGGGCCTCGCTGCGGAACTGGAGCGGATCCTGGCGAAGTACCAGGACAAGGTCGTGGAGAACACGGACAACATCATCAAAGATGTCGCCAAGCAGGGTCAGAAAGCGCTGCGGCAGGAAACGACCGCGCAGGGAATCGGCCACGGCAAATACGCTGCCGGGTGGAAGACGCAGGGAGACACTTCCGGCTTTTACTTCAGCGCTGTTCTGTACAATGACCGGCCCGGCCTGCCTCACCTCATCGAGAACCCGCACATGCTGCGGAACGGAAAGCGGTCGAAGGCGCGGGTCCACATCGCTCCCATCGAGAAGCAGATCAACGAATTCCTGGAAAACGAGTTAAGGAGGAAGCTGTGACCTATCAGGAAATCAATACCATGACAGAGGAGCTGCTGATCCCTTCCGCGTACTGGGAGTTCAATGATCAGACAGAGATGGCTCCGCCTTTTTCCGTGTTCTACTTCCCGCAGGACAACGACTTCCTGGCAGACAACAAGAACTACCAGATCATCTCGAATCTTGTTTGGGAGATATACACGGACTATAAGGACTTCACACTGGAAGCGGAGGCGGAAAAGATACTGACAAACCATGGACTTGTGTGGGCGAAGTCGGAGGAATACGACGACAGCCAGCGCCTCCACATGACCAGATACACGTGTGATGTAGTAATCACGGAGGATAAGACATGAGTGAGAACAAGGTAAAATTCGGCCTCAAGAATGTGCACGTGGCGATCGCGACCATCGCTGCCGACAATACGGCCACGTATGACACTCCGTTTGCCTTCCCCGGTGCGGTCAGCCTGAGCATGGACCCGCAGGGTGAGACGACCACCTTCCGGGCTGATAATATCGACTACTGGGTGGGCCAGTCGAACCACGGATACGAGGGCGATCTGGAAATGGCAAGGTTCATCGACAAGTTCAAGACGGACATCCTCAAGATGTACGCCGATAAGAAGGGCGTCCTGGTTGAGACGGTCGAACCAGATGCGGTGCACTTCGCGCTGCTGTTCGAATTCGACGGCGATCAGAAGGCGACCAGGCACGTGCTGTACAACTGCACCTGCGGGCGTCCGTCCGTCGGCAGCTCCACGACCGAGGATAATGTCGAGCCTCAGACCGAGAGCGCGACGGTCACTGCCGGTACGATCCATCTTGCGGCCCTCAATAAGGACGCGGTCAAGGCTGAAACGACCGCAGAAACGGACCAGACGGCTTATGACAACTGGTATACGGAAGTCTATATTCCGACTGCGAAAACCGCCTAAGCAAGGAGAATAAAAGCATGACTGATATCATCAAGATCGGCTCTGTGGATGTGGGGATGAGTGCTACGGCCTCGTCCCCTATTCGTTATAGGAGCATTTTCAGCAGGGACTTTTTCCGTGAGACGACCAAACCTGATCCGGATCCGTATCTGTATGTCGAGATGGGCTATGTGATGCACATGGCTTATGAAGGCGAGATGGCGTCCGCATCGTATGAGGGTTTCGTCGAGTGGCTTGACGGCTTCGCGCCGATGGACATGATCGATGCAGTTCCGGCCATCGCGGAGCTGTGGCAGGCATCTGAGAAGAGGACCAGCGCGGCAAAAAAAAAGAACGGATGACTGAGAGGCCGTACACAACGGCCCTCTATCTTCTCCGATGCATCCAGCTGGGCCTGCACATGGACGATCTTGATCAGCTCACTTACGGCATGGTTGTGGATATCATGACCGAGCAGACCAACGACAGCCATAAATACAGGCAGCTGGCTACGCAGGAGGACTTCGACAGATTCTAAAGGAGGTGACACCATATGGCCGGTGAGATTAAGGGCATCACCATTGAGATCGCGGCTGATGTTACCCAGTTCGAGAAAGAAATAAAGGGCTTAAACAAATCTGTCCGCGACGCGCAGAAGGACCTGTACAAGGTCAACAAGCTCCTGAAGCTGGATCCAAAGAACACGGAGATGCTCCGGCAGAAGCAGGAGCTGCTCTCCAAATCGATCGAGGGCGTCAAGAAGAGGCTGGAGCTCGAGAAGCAGGAACTGGAGAAGCTCAAGAGCGCGGATCAGACGCCTGAAGTCAAGGCGCGAATGGAGAAGCTCGAGCGCCAGATCGTCTCCGATCAGGCCTCTCTAGAGAAGCTGCAGAAGGAGTTTAAGGACTTCGGCTCCGTAGGCATCCAGCAGATCAAAGCCGTCGGGCAGGAGATGCAGGAGGCCGGGAAGAAGATTTCCGACATCGGTCAGAAGCTGGCGCCGGTATCTGCTGCAGCTGCGGCTGTAGGCGGTTCCCTCATGAAGCTGGGCTATGATGCCGTCACCAATGCGGACGACCTCAACACTCTCGCCAAGCAGACCGGGCTGACGACCGATGAGATCCAGAAGATGAAGTACGCTTCGGATCTGATCGATGTCAGTTTCGATGACATTGCCGGAGCGCTCCGGAAGATGAAGGGCAACCTTGACGGGCATCCGGAGACCTGGGAGCGTCTGGGCGTCAGCGTGACCAATGCGGACGGATCGATGCGAGAGGTCAACGACATCTTCCGGGATGTCATCAAAGCGCTCTCCAAGGTCGAGAACGGGACCGAGCGCGACCAGTTGGCCATGGACATCTTCGGCAAGAGTGCTGACAGCCTGGCCGGTGTCATCGATGACGGCGGGGCATCCCTGGACGACTTCGGCAAGAAGGCGGAGGAGGCAGGATACATCCTGTCCCAGGATACGCTGGATTCGCTCAATGAGACCAACGACATGATCGATGAGCTGAAGGCCAACTTCAGCGCGACCGCCGGAGCGATCGGAGCAGATGTCGCTACGGCTATCGCTCCTGCACTGGAGATCATCTCGGAAAAGGCCCAGGCAGTGACGTCCGCACTGAGAGAGCTGTCCCCGGAGCAGACGGCAGTCATCCTCGCCATTGTGGGCGTGGTCGGCGTCCTGTCTCCGGTCATCATCGTGATCGGACAGCTGATCACTGCCATCGGAGCGATCGCGACAGCAGCCGCACCTGTCATAGCCGCTATCGGAGCATTTGCCGCTGCATTCGGCGGGCCGGTGTTGGCGATCGGAGTCGCGATCGGAGCATTCGCGCTGTTTCTGAAGAATTACAAGAAGATTGAGGAAAAGACGAACGAACTGGTCGGCAAGCTTGCTGCCGGCTGGGAGAACATCAAGGCATCCGTCTCCGGGAAGGTCGATGCGCTGAAAGCAGCCGTCTCCCAGAAGTGGGAAGCACTGAAGGCGAGCGTTTCCAATACGGTCGAGACCCTGAAGGCGACCGTGATCAATAAGTGGGAGGCTCTGAAGACCGGCGTGAACAACAAGGTCGAGAGCCTGAAGTCTACGGTCAGCAACAAATTCAACGCCCTGAAGACAGCGATCACGAAGCCGATCGAGACAGCGAAGAACACGATTCAGAATGCCATGGGCAAGATCAAGAGTGCGGTCAACAACTGCAAGCTGAGCCTGCCCCGATTCAAGCTGCCGCACTTCTCCGTATCTGGCGGCGTTCCGCCTTACGGACTGGGCGGCATGGGCGTCAAGCCTTCGTTCTCGGTCTCCTGGTATAAAAAAGCTTATCAGGATCCTGTCATCTTCACGCGGCCTACGGTCCTGCCTACGGTCGGCGGCCTAAAGGGATTTGGCGATGGCTCCGGAGCTGAGATCGTCATGAGCCTCAACAAGCTGCAGGAGCTCATGAGCGCAGGCCAGCAGGGACAGATGAACACCTACATCACGGTCAATGCTCTGCCCGGCATGAACGTGGAGCAGCTGGCTGATCTCGTTCAGCAGCGGTTCGTGCAGCTGCAGAAACAGGAGGCCAGAGTCTATGCGTAATTACTTTGTGTTTGACGGCGAAGACAGCCGGGACTATGACGTCTATATCAGCGGCAGCGAGACATTCGATTCGCCGACAAGATCGTTCGAGATGATCTCCATTCCGGGCAGGGATGGGGATCTCCTCGCGACCGGCTCCCGGCTCCAGAACACCTCGCTGACTTATCCGGCATTCACGTACCACCCGGAGAAGCTGGCGGCCTTCCGGTCCATGCTCATGTCAAGGACAGGCTATGTCCGTCTGACTGACTCCTATCATCCGGACGAGTACAGGCTGGCCGTCTATCGCGGATCCCTCGAGCCGGACATGATGGACAACCTCAAGGTCGGCGAGTTCGATATCACCTTTGAGGTCATGCCGCAGCGCTGGCTCCTGGAAGGCGAGAGCCCGCTGCTCCTGTGGGAGTACGATGGTCTGACTGACGAGAGCGATGTGGAGCTGACCGATGAGAACGATGTCGAGATCGAGGCGGCAACGACTCAGATCGCATCCGGCTCCCTGGTCAATCCGTCGCCAATGGCTGCCAGGCCGCTGATCATCTCGACCGGACCGGGCACTGTAACACTCGGAGATCAGGTCATCACGATCGATGTCGAGGCAGGCGTCACGGTCTACATCGACTGCGAGATGATGGATGCCTACACGATGAGCGGTGATCTGATGGTCAGCGCGAATCGGAATGTGGTCTTCAGCGGGAACGACTTCCCCACCTTGAAGGCCGGAGAAACCAACGTAACGTACACGACAGCAGGGCTCGAGATCGTGCCCAGATGGTGGAGGGTATAAGAATGGGAATCAGAGAAAGCGCTCTCAGCACTCTTTCGGCACTTACGAATAACGACTTCATCCGTATGGTATCCAGTGCCGGAGCCAGCCGGAAGGCAACGCTGCAGAGCATCGCGCAGCACATCATCGAGCAGTACGCAGGGAGCAGCCTGCTCGGAAAACAGCAGTCCGTCAAGAGCGCCCTTGATGAACTAAACAGCACTTTAGGCAGCGTAAAAAATGAGACAATTAGAATGACTGTCGTTCAAGATTACACCGTAACATTAGACGCTTTAGCTCTTTATATTATTACGGTTGGAAAGCTCAACACAGCGACAGCCGCCACTAATGGATTATATATTTGCACAACGCACGGCACGGCATCCAGCATACGCCCCATTGACACATCGTCACAAGTGACCATTAGCATTGACAAACGCACTCTTACCATCACGCCATCATCAACATACTGCTTCGCGTCAATCACGAAGCTTGCTCAGTTCTAAAGTCTAAGTTATGTTGCGAGGGTGATAAAAGGGTGATATAATCACGACCGAAAGGAGGTGCATTATGTCACCCAGAACGAAAGAATACACGGAGCGCATTAACGTCTTTTTCTCTCCAGAACAATTGGCGAGGGTCAAGGCAGAAGCGGCGGCGGCAGGCGTAAGCGTAAGCACATACATCCGTGTAAAAATGGTAATGACCCGCCCCGCCTCAAAATGGGACTTTATCGGCGACAATCTGTACCAATGCACAGAGTGCGGATACGTCAACACATCCAATTGGTTAGAAGATTGGCGCGCCTATACGAACGACCCAATTCTTCCGCCATATTGTCCCAATTGCGGCGCGAAGAAGGTAAAGGCGTAAAAGTCTAATTTAGTCTACTATCGGCAAAAAAGTCTA